AGGTAGTAGGGTCGAACAATAGCTCAGTCACAAAACCAACTACCGCAGATAAACTACCGATACTCAATTCTCCGCCGAGCCACCACGGAGTATCTTTACCTATCACCCAAGCAAGCGGATTAAGCTTTATATCTGTTTTGCCAATCTCGCCTATTCCTAATTGTTGCTCTAATAATTTCTGTATTCGTATTTTGCCCGTGCCTGCACCTATACCAGTTTCAAATCCTGCTACATTTACACCAAGGGCAGTTGCCTCATCAAAGCGACTTTGCAATATCTTTGCACTTTGGCTTCGTCTATGCAAGGCATAAAGACGACCCATCACACTGATAGCTTTCTCGGAAAGTTTCTTGCGACCATACACCCAGTCGCTATATACCTTTTGAAATTTAGATTCGTCAACCGGAGCGTTGAATATATTAAAATGCTGGTCGTTATCAATCTCGCCACTTTGCACCAATGAGTATAATTCCTTATTCAACCTAACCATTTCCTCGCCTTGCTTGTCCGCAGACATACCAGTTTCGTAATCTTCGGCGGGAAGAATAGTCGCTTGCCCCTGTGCATCCCTGCCATCTCTATCAGGACTGCCGTATTCTTTATACCCCTCGTTTATTGCCCTGCCAAATAATCTTGATACATTCCCTGCCATATCAACGGGATAATCACCACGTTCGGTATTGTCGGGAGCAGCGGAAGGAGTAGCTTGATTTAGATAAGGATTTATTTTTTCATCAAGCTTGCGTATTCTCTCAAGAATATCTTCTTGAACCTCTATGTTTTCTGGCGGTGGCTCAACAGGCGTAGGAAATGCAGCTCCGGCCGGCGATTCCACTTCTCCTATCTGTGGCGTATTAGGATAATTCATAAATATTTATATAGGTTGATTGGCTTCCTGTCTTTCAGGAACAATATCGTAATAAAGCGACCTGCTCATAATCCTGAAATCTGCTATTGCCGTATTCCACTCCAGTCGCAAGGAGCCGTAATTCCCCTTTATAGTTCCGAAGGAATAATCTCGCCTTGCTATATTCTTAACCGCATAATCATTAGTCAGAATCTTTGTTTTCTCAGCAGTAACGGTATCGTAATCAGTAAATAGCTTCAGGGTTACATCTACCTCTTTATTGTCCGTTACGATATGGCTTCTTCTCCACGTTTTGATATTATCAACCACCCCAAAATCAAAATATTTGGTCTGGAAATAGGCAGGTATGGTAGTTGCCCCTAAATCTAACTCCGATGTATCGTATTGATGTATTCCCGCAAATTGACCACCCATCAATATTTCACCAAAATCTCCGGGCTTGGTTTGCGTAAGAAAACTATAGATATAAGGTATATCCCACGTTGCCCAATGATTGTCTGGCTCGCTTCTCGGATTCGACCTTTGGTAGTCATACACAAGTATCTTGTTATTCTTGCCACCTCCGTCAACAAACGGGACCGAGAAAAATATCATATTGCGATAAACGCCCGCCGCAGCGTTATGTAAGTTAGCAATATCTATGTTTGCTCGTAAATATGGCTCAAGTATACTCGAAATCGGATATATACCTTCTCCGTCGTACATCCAGATACCAACATTCTTGCCACCTGCAATAAAGTAAATCTTATCCTCTACTGCTATCACCGAACGGGGAGCTATGCAACCTACATCTCCGTTTTCCTGTAATACCCTAAAATCAAGAGACGAGGAGCCATAGAGTTTATAGATAGAATTTTCCTTGAAAATAACCAGTCGTCCCATATGAACCGCAAGGGCTGTTATAAGTTCTCCATTACCCGGGTTTACCTCTCTAAAGAAATTGGGGTGAAATACCTCTTGTCCCGCACCATGATTAACAAATGGAGTTTTCTGAACCACCGTGGGACCAGAACCATATCGCATAAACATCCTGAATCTTGCGGAACTTTCAAAATCTTTTAGGTCCCTCTCGTCTGGCGAAGCGCAACTATAGAGTATTTGTTGGTTGCTTGCCACAAATATCCTCCTGTCTATACTTGCCAATCCCTTTATTGCATTGGCGCTCGGGAATATCTGCGATAATCTATTTTCTATTACCTGTCCAGTTCCCTGTGAAAATATAGCCGTATCGGACAGGGTATCTAAAAAAGTAGTTGTCCCTACCGCCACAGAACCTACAAAGTAATAAGGAAACGAGCCGCTCTCGGATGGTGTCGTGGTAGCCGAACCAAGCGTCCTGTAGATAAGGATATATGTTACTCCCGAACCCACAGCAGGCTGAACTATGCCAGTTATATTTACAGATGATACTGCTGTAGTGGTTGTTGCGGTTTGCGTTGCTATAACCATTGGGCTTTCGTAATTATGCTCTGGATCTGGAGGAGCTACGCTGCCGTAATACCAAGCAAACGCATATATGTATGTGCCACTCAAAAACCCGCCGCTTGCAATCGGTGACAATCCTCCTATGGGATTAACAGTAGGCGGTGCATATTCAGCTTGCTCCACTTTGTCAGTAAGGTGATTAAATCTTTTTAAGCCACTTCCCTTGCCTGCAAAGTAGGCAAATCCCCCTGCCTGCGTAAAGAATACATCTTCACCCTTAAACGTAAGTGCCGGGGTAGGAATTGTTACCGCCCCGCTATCCTCTATACGAAACAATATGTCTGACGCTTGTATTGGAGCTTCCATCATGGCAAGATTAAACTTCGTAGTTCCCCCCGACGACAAAAATCTAAACATACTGACTATCTTGCCTCCCCCGTTCGGACTGGCAGGAGTATTGACAAAATTCAGAAATATTGAATCCCCGCCAGTAAATACCTTCTGTGTATAGCCCCTTCGCCTTTTCAATACCCCGAGTTCTGTAAATATATCTACATTCTTTTCGTCTACTGCCTGGGCGTCAAATATCATATGCTTGGCGTATTTGGCATTACGCCCCCCCGCTATACTTGGTATATAATATGGTATTGACATATATTAGTAGATAGCTTTCAACCTCTTTATTTCTTTTCTAACTTCGTCCTCAGTCCATCTGGTCTTTCCGAACATAGCTTCCTCGTCCGCCTGTCTTTGTCGTTCTGCTTCCGCCTGAACCTTTCCTGCCACATAAAGAGGAAGTGCTTCCGTTGCCGCTCCCTTGACCACGCCCCTAATTCCTGCTTTGGCAAAACTTTTCAATTTTCTGCCGATAGGGACTTTTCCAACCCCTTTGGCTCTTGCAAGTTCCTTTCTCGCTAAGAATTCTTCTTGCAATTTTGCTTTCGCTACAGCCGATTTGCTTGCCTTCCCTCTTATCACCAATGCTTTAGGCGGCAGGTTAATTTCGGGTATTTTAACTGGTCTGTATTCGCCTGCGGAAGTTTGCCATTTTGATGGCTGACTTTGTGCCAATTTCTGTTTTCTGTAGAATTCCGCTTCGGGTGAATCGGCTGGTATCGAAATATACTTTGCTTTCCCTGCCGACTGCTCCGACACTCTCTTCAGCATCTCCACTCCGGTTTTAAACTTTCTGCTCATACCGCCCATTGCCGTTGCGCCCATAATTTTTTTATCTAAATCCGACGCCTCTTTATCTAAATCGATTTCTCGTTGCGAGGGAGGGTTATTGCCTCGGATATCTCGCATTTTCTTTACTTCATTCCTCATTGCCTTGAGCTTATCCTCGTCCATCATTGCCGAAACTGCCTGCTGTTCAGTAAAACCTTTTTGTTTTAATTCTGCTTCACGTTCCCTTGCCTTTTCCTGGCGGGTTAGTGGTGGTAGTCCTAAATATTTTTCGGAATATTCTCTGCTGTAGGGAACAACTATTTTGGGCCTACTTCTTTCTTTTTCTGCCAGTTTCATTTGTGCCAATTCTGCAAGAGAAGGCGTTGCGGGCCCCTGTGGTTGTCCGCCACCACCAGTTATAGGCAAGGTTGGCTCTAACCCCGCCGCATATGTTTGTTTTGCCCTCGCCTGTTCTATTGGAGCATAGTATTGTTTAAATGCAAGCGTTCCTTCTTTCTCTTTCGCTATCACCTGTCTTTGTTTCTCGAGTTGAGCTTTCAATTCGGTTGACCTATCAAGTTGTGCTTGTATGTCAGGAAGTGGCTCGCCCACCCTTTTAGACACAGGAGGAATTAACGATGAAGGACGATAAGGAGTTGCTGGCGTTTGTAGAATTGGAATCTGTTGCTGCTGTTGTTGTTGCAATAAATATTGAGCTATCATCTGTTGCTGTTGTCTTTGCCTCAACAATGCCATTTGTTGCTGAGTTTGTAAGGGTGTTTGGAAATATTCATATCGAGGAGTCGTATCCCAGTTGGCGGGTGTTGTTGTTGCAGTTCCTCCCCAAGCTCCTGTTTCGTATGCCATAATTTTAACCTCCTACGCTTCTGTTATTCTGTAATTGTAAAGGTGCAAAATGTCGTCTTATATCATCAACCTTTGCAACATAGGTATCTCGAATTT